CTTCAGGAGATACGGTTAGCCGGCGGTGTCGGTGATCAGGCCGTGAGCCTTCTCGTTACCAACTTCCAGCGTGTAATCGACAAGCAGCATCTTCTTGTCGCTGTCGCCCGTTTTCGCGAGCGGCGTGGTCTGGAACGGGCGCAGGTACGCGACGCGCAGGTAGTTCGGGTTGATGAAGAAGCAGTCTTTCGACTGCGCGAGGAAGATGTCCGGGATGATCTTCACGTCACCGAAGTCCGACTGGTAGACATCGACCGCGGTCTTCAGCGTCTTGTCTTCCACTTCGATGAAACGCGTGCCGGGGCCGGCGAAGCCCGAGATCACCTGCTTGTTCACCGGTGAGACCACCGCGTATTCCGGCGATTCACCCGAGGACGAATAGATTTTCTGGAGCACCGACTTGACCATCGTTTCGGTCAATGCGGTCGTCGCGCTGTTGTACGTGCGCGCGCTCGATCCGTCCGTCCAGCCGTTAGCGGCCAGCGTCGGATTGGCGCCTGCCGGCGAGCCGCCGGTCTGGAACACCGTGTTGGTGTAGAGCCAGCACGGCAGGCCGGCCATCTTCGCCGCAGTGGACGAATTGCCGGCCGCCTTGGCGCTGTTGTACGACAGGATGCCCTCGATGTCGCGCTTCAGTTCCTTCGACTTCTTCATGAGCTGATAGCCCATCTTGTTCGTGCCACCCGCAGCCACGACGGCCTGCGACTTGCCCGACAACTGGACCACCTTGTTCGACGTTTGCACGTAGTTGCCCATGCGAGCCGTCGGCGAGAGCACCTGCGAACTCGGATCGTCGCCTTCGACCTGCGCATTCGCGAGGTTCTGGGCGGCCAGCGAGTCGGTATCCCACTCGTGGTTGTTCTGCGTGGCCTTGTTCTTCTTCGTCATGTTCAGGATCGGGGTCTTGAACGGATCGACGTTGAAGATCAGGTTCGAGAGGTCTTCCCGAATGTTGGTCTGCGTGTACGTCTGGTAGGTATTCGACGGAACGGACATTTCAAACTCCTTTTACTGGTTCGCGAATAGCTCGAACGCGGCTGCCTGCGCGTCCTGATCGCGTGGATTCCGGCCAAGGCGATCCATCACCTGCTGATGTTTCGCCGCATTGGGATTGCTATCGACCCGAGATCCCGGTTTCGCCATCGGAGGCGCTTGCCGAACCTGCTTCAGAGCCTGGGGAGCGGCCGCTTGGAGTGCGCGATAACGCGCCGCATCGCTCAGAATCAGCATGTAGCGGTGGTCGTATATCGCGTTGAGCTCGGCGTCCTGAAACCCCAGATTGCGGGCGTACTGCTGCATCTGATCGCGGTCTTTCGTGAACGCGTCAGGGTTGCGCCACTCGGGGCGCGCATTCATCAACTTGTCGTTTTCCTGCGCGAGCGTCTGCCGCATCGCGGCCTGCTGCTGCTGCGCTTCCTGCTGCCGGGTCTGATCGACCTGATGCAGAAAGCCCTGAATCTGCTGCTGGCGCTGACCGAATTCGGTTTGCATCGCGGCGTATTCGGCCGGATTGTTCACCCGAAGGTTGTTCCAGTCGATCTTCTGGTAATCGTGGTTCAGCATCTGCAAGGCGAGATTGCCCATCGCCTGGTGCTGGTGCAGCGCCTGCTGTGCGGCCTGCTGCCACTGCGTGCGCTCCTGTTCGAGCGCGGCCTTCTGGTTGCTGACCTCGATCGATTTGTTGTTGACGTGGCCTTCGAGCTGGTACGACTTCAGCACGTCGGCAAGTGGAACCTGCGTCTCGACGCCATCGATCTTGGCGGTGACGTGCAGACCCATGACCGATTCAGGGTCGATCTTGTGCGCGGCCAGCATTTCATTGAGCGACGCATAGGATGGCGCTTCCTCGGCTTCCTGAGCGCCTTCCGGCTTAGGCGTGCCCTGTTCCGCAGCCTGCGCGTCGCGGACGCCCTGCGCGTCATCCTGCTGCGTCTGTGCGCCGGTTTCTTCGCGCGGGCGTTCCGTATCCTGTGCCGCGTCCCAGAAACTCTGGAATGCAGCCTCCTGGCTGGGTGCTGCGGCGCCCACGTCCGGGGTAGTCGCTTGTACGTCGCTCATTTCGTGGCCTCAAATAAAAAAGGCCCGCCGAAGCGAGCCTGTTGTCGAAAGTGGATCGGGTTACGCGAACAGCCTGAAGCGCTTTTTCTGCTCTTCGGTCTGGTTGATCTGGAACTGCGCGATCTCGCCGGTCTGCTTGACCTGTTCGAGATAGCTTTCCATCGAGGTCCAGATTTGCAGCGCGAGAATCAGCCGCGTGTGCATGGTCTGGTCCGACATCGGCACAATCTTCATCTGGCGCTGGATGCCGTCGAGCACGGCCTTCTTCGCCTCAACGAAGATTCGCGCGTCGAGCACCGCAGCAGCGTCGCCGCCGCGGGTGATTTCTTCGTCAGGCGTCATTTATAGCTCCATCACATGCTGCTTGAGCATTTCAATTGCGCCGACGGCAGCAAGATTGCTCGGCAGGCGGCTCCATTCGAACCGCAGAAGATCGTCGGTCTCGCAAATGACCATCACCGCCCATTTGACGTTTCCGGCCTGCGCATATTCCAGAAATCCCTGCGCCAGATCAGCGGGGGACGTGTTCCGCGGGAATTGCACGACCTCAACTGTCACGCTGCACCTCGTTCATGTCCTGATTGATCATCGCGCCAGCGTCGGCCGCCGCGTTCTGCTTCAACTGGCTCGCCACGATCTGGCCGATAACCTTGATCATCGTCTGCCATTCCTGCGAGTTGATCTGCTGCTGCTGAAGCTGCTGCTCGCCGGCCGCCTGTTGCGCGCCGTGTGCGAGCTCGGCCTGAGCCTGCTGCGTCTGCGCCTGCGCCTTGACCTGTTCCGCCTGGAGGCGCGTCTGCGCGATCTGCTGATCGCTCTGCGCCTTCATTTGCGCGGCCTGCACATGCGGGTCCTGCGGCTGGTGCGCCTTCTGTGCCATGGCCTGCTGGTATTCCTGCGAGTCCGGGTCCATCGCATACTGCGTCGGGTTTTCCTCGCCGAGCAGGTGCGCCATCTTCTTGAACGTCTCGTAGGCCTGCTTCGGGCCCACCAGACCGAACGCCGCCAGTTCCTTCTGCGCCTGCCCGAGCAGCATCACATTCGCGCGCGCTTCCTCGCGATTGCCCGAGCCGAGTCCGACATTCACGCTGACCTGCGTTCGATCGCGCCATTCGCCCGGATTCACGTCCACCCAGCGATTCGTGAGCCGCAGCGTCATCGGCTTGTCCTGATGGCGCATGAGCAGCTTGTGAATCTTCGTGAAGACCTCTTTCACGCCTTCAGCCAGCAGCCGCGCGACGAGTTCGACCTTCATCGCCGCGGCAGACATGGCCGCCAACTGGCCGCCCTTCGTTACGTCCTGCAAGGCGTCTGCATCGACGCCCATCGTGTCCTTGCCGATGCCGGTGCGCATTTCGCGCTGCAAGTCGCAGTATTCGAGCGCCGGCAGAATCTGCTGCATCAGGTTCGACGGCTGCACGAACGGCATGATGTTGTCGCTCACGCCGCCGGTGATGCGGATGATGCCGCCCGGCCGCGAGGTGAGCAGGTCCTGAATATTCACCTTGTCCGAGACCGCGACGCGCTGGTTGTTCGAGATGTAGATATTGTCGAGCGCCTGGCGGAACAGCGTCGTCTTGATCACCTGAAGGTCGTACAGCAGATCGTAGTAGCTGATGCCGACGTGACGATGCGGCATGCGCACCGGCGAGCAGTACGAATAGCTGACTTCCTCGACCTCATCGTTGTCGAGCACCTTGTCGCCGCCGACCATCACGCGGCGCAGTTCGGCTATTCCGTCACCGTCATAGTCCACGCGAATGAATACCGTACGCAGCGTGACAAGCTGGCTCGCCGGGTCCGTCGGCTCTTCCTCGCTCAACTGGTCCGTGACCTCGTTGCGCGCCAGCTCGATCAGGTCGAGCCACGAGGGCTGGGCCTTGGTGATCGAATCGACCATATCGGCCGCGAAGCCCATTTCACGCAGTTCGGAGCGCGCCACCTTGCGCTCATGCTCGGAGAATGGCGACTCATCCAGCCCATGACGGGCTTGCGGGGAGATGCGCATTTCCTCCGGCGGCACGCATTCGACGCACACGCGCCCGACCTTGCGCGTGCGGCGCAGGTTGATATCGAACGTCGCGCTCTGCTGCGGGGCGCCGTCGGGACCGATGATGACCGTCGCGGTTTCCTTCTGCTCAAGGATTTCGATCTCGTCGCCCTTGGTGGCCGCATCCTCCATCATCTGCGTAACTTCGATCTCGCCGAGCCCGGTGTAACGCTCGACCGACGACTTGCGCTCTTTCAACCAGTAGGTGTTGACGTAGCCATTGCGCAGGAGCAGCGCATCCTTGAAGAAGTCGTGCAGGATGAAGAAGCCCGGATTCTGCTTCATGAACACATGGTTCACGACTTCCGTCTCGATCTCGGCCTGGTCATCGTCATCCGGCGTTTCCGCGTCGAACTGGCACGGCTTGCCGGCGGCGAACATGCGCATCAGTTGCGGCATGATCCATTCGACCGTATCGCGCAGCTCAGGCAGCACGATCTGCGAGCGGTCCTCGACCTCGTTGCCAAGCGGGCGCGCGAAATAGGCGTTCAGTGCGTTGTAGCGGTCGATTTCGAGTGTCGTCATCTGCTGACCGGCCGGCTTGATGCTGCCGCCGACGGATGGGCCAGTCGAGACGTTCGAGCCGAGCGACGATTTTTCGTACTGGCCGATCAGCGCCAGCAATTCCTCGTCGTTCATACGCTGCTTAGCCATTGCTGTCCTTGGGTTTCGGGCCGGGCTTGCGACGTTGGGGGTCGGGCCACGCTTCGCCGCGATCTTCAAGACGGGCTTGGACAAGCTCGCCCAGCTGAGCTTTAAGGGCTTCGACTTCCTTCTCCAACTCAGCCACCTTCGCTTCCAGTGCAATGCTCATGCGATCGCCATTTTCGGATAGACCAGCGGTTTCATTTCGACGGGCTCGGACCACACGATGCAGTCCAGCCCGAGCGCATCAGCCGAATGCGAAGACCAGTCGTGCTCTGGGCCAAGTCCGATGCCACGCTCAGCGTCGCGCTTCTCGTGATACCAGCCGAGCGCCGCGCGGCCCGCATCCGTCGTCATTTCATTGAATCTGATTTGCGGGAACAGCACACGCATGCGCTCAATGCGCGCCGCAGCAGCGCCTTTGCCCTGATTCGGGACCACGGTCACCTTGTAGCCAGCCTTGCGCAGCGCCGATTCATAGGACACGTCGTACACCTTGTCCTGCGTCGCGCCGTCGTGCGGCAGCCAGAACTGCGCACGATCGGGTGTATAGCCCTGCGAGCGGCACCAGGCGAGGTGTGCATCGATCGGCTGGCCGACGGCCTCGTAGTGGTTCACCACGCGTATCTCGCGCACGATGTGCTGCGTCGCCCACATGGCGAATGCATCTGCCCGCGCGCCAGTTCCGCCGATGTCACATATCAGGCGGATCGTCATCAGCGGATCGGCAGGGAAGAAGCCAATGCGGCCTTCCTCTTTCGCGCGTTGCAAATGCCGGGCGAAATAGGCGCCTTCGAGCGCGGTGACGTAGCCGCCTTCCCAGATGTGCTCGTATTGCTCCGGGCGCTCTTCGAGATCGGTCTTGCGATCGCGTTCAAGCTTGGCCGGGAACTTCGGGTTGTCCCGCCAGTTCAGTTCGACGCCCTTGTAGCGCGGATTCTGGCTGGCCCTGAAGCGCTTCTCGACCGGCGCCGTCCTGCGCTTCGGGTTCCACGTCACCCACAGTTCAGCGTTCCAGCCTTCGCCTTCCTCCCGCAATGTCGGGATCAGCGTGGTCCATGCTTCGTCCGTGACCGGCTCGGCTTCGTCCACCCAGCACACGAGAATGCGGCCCTTCGACTTGATCGAAGCGATATTGCGATCGAGCCCGGCGAACACGAATGCAATCCGGCCGTCGCGGCTGCGGATATAGCGGTCGCCAATCTCGTAGTACGACTTCAGGAACGGCTCATCCTCGATCGCGCGTTTGCACTCTTCGAGCGACGAGTCTTCGAGCGAGTTCATGTACTGGCGGCCGCACAGCAGAATGCCGCTGATGCCGGCCATGCCGAAGATGTAGCCCTTGACGGCGACCATCTTGGCAAAGCTGCGGGTCTTTGCAGAGCCGCGGCCGCCGTGCGCATATCGCACGTCCGCCTCGCCGTCGAATACCGGAATCAGCTTCTCCGGCAGTTCGATGTTCGCCGCAGTGCTCACGACTCGCTCCCGCCGCGCTTCATCGCCACCAGGTTGACGGTGTGAACATGCTTGATGTCGCCGCCGTCCTCGCCGGTGTGCTCGGTCGTCATGCGCTCGCCGTATTTCTTGCGGTTCATGCGCGCGAGCGTCCACTTTCTCGCCTCGATCTGGTTGCGCGCCTTGGCATGGTCCGTCGCGGTATCGGCTACCTCGATGATCTGTTCGAAGTAGACATCTTCGCGGTCGAGGCACGCCCGGTCGTATTGCGTCTGAAGCTCAGGATTCGCCCGGCACCAGTCGCGAAACGTGGTTCGATCCGGCATCCCGTCGCCGTCACACGCCTGGCGCACGCTCTTGCCTTCGGCAATCAGCGTGCAGATGCGGTCAAACATGGCTTGCGAGAACTTCACGTAGACGGCGGGCTTGCGGGTTGCCATGTCAGCAACTCCGAAGCGAAGCGCCGAGTCGCAGCATCCCGACGATCAGGGCTGCCAGCAGGACCATCGCGGCGACCCACCCGATAACGCGCCACATCACGAGCCCAGCTTTTCCCAATCGTCGTGCGAGCCGGGGTGCTTCGAATCGTTGTGCGTCGCCGTGCGCTGGCCGCGCTCGGGCATCTTCTTCGCCCGATCCTTCGTGTTCATGGCAATGGCGACCGCCTGCTTCTGGGGCTTGCCGGCCGCCATCTCGGTCTTGATGTTCTTGCCGACGGCTGCTTTCGAACCGGACTTGATGAGAGGCATTGCGGGCTCCAAATGCAAAAAGCCCGCGAGGCGCAATGCCTGCGGGCTTCGGAAGCGTGAGAGCGAAGCTGGCCCGGACCTTCAGGCCAGTTCACTCAGCAAACGCTGGAATCGGTAATCGAATGGGCGAGAGTATAGGCCGCTCTTATCGGATTTGCAATGTCTGCCACCTTTTGCAACCTTTTGTCAATGGCTTCCTGCGCATGATACAGCGCGAAGTCCCAGATATGCTCATGGCCGCGCCCCTGTTTAAGCCGCAGCCGCCGGCAGATGAACGATGAAGGCGCGCACCACACGTAGTGCAGCATGAGCACGTCCTTGTCGAGCGGCATGAGGCGCTTCCAGCCCTCGTTGACCAGATGGGCGTCGGCGGCGTCCACGAGCGGCGCAGCGGGTCTTAGTTCGCGCCATCCGCCGCCGCGCCACATTCCCTCGGCTGAACATGCGCGGCCCGGCGTGTAGCCACTGGAGCGCTGTGCGCGCGCCCAGTTTTCGAGTCGTGGTTCGAGTGTGCGCAAGTCCATGTCGTTCCCCGTTGTTCGTGTGCCTAAGCCCGCTTCAACACGCACCGGAACAGCCGCGCGTACACATCGGGGTCGAGCTTGCCGAGCTCGTCGAACGCCTCCCGCTGCTCGGGCGACATGCACTCGTCGGCGGCTGCGTGCATGCGTTCGGCCTGGGTGGCTGCGGAGGCTTGGCCGCGCTGCTGCGACTCCTCGTAGAGGCGCTGCTTCAGCAGATAGCCTTCGAGCAACCAGATCTTCTCGCGGGCATTCTTGCGTGCGATGTCACGGCCGATCTGCTGATCGAAGTTCTCATGGCTCGCGCAGGCGCTTTCGCCAGTCACCGTGAAACCATTGCGTAGCACCAGAACACAGAACGTCAGCAAGGATAGCGATGGCGGAGAAATCCATGAAGCGCCATAAGGCGCGAAGCCTGCCGTTCCATCGGCCGCCGTGAAGAAATATTCGCTGACGATCGCGGCATCGATATCGGCCGGCGTGACGCGCGCCGCTGTTTTGCCGGCGCTGATGATTGCCGCCTCAGTGGACTGCTCGTCGGTTAGCGGTGTGTGGGTTGCCATGTTCATGCTGCTCTCCTGGTGGTTTGCTGCTGTTCCCGCCAGTCCAGATAGGGCCGGCGGATGAAATCGTGAAACGCCTTCTCGGCGCCTGTGTCGGTTGCCAACTCCCGGCGGCTATCGACCTTGCACACTGCGCGGATGAAGTGCGCTGCGTCATCGATGTTGATTGGCGGCGGGACGAACTGCGCGACGAACTCGCGGAATTGCGGGTCGCGCGGGAGAGAGCCAGCCAATTGCAGCGTGTTCATTCTTCGTCCCTCGTGTCATATCCGTAATCTCGCCAATGCCAGACGCCATCGTCGGCGCGCTCCTTGTGAACATGCGGCTCTGCGCTTTCGCACTTTCGGCAGCGCCAATGATCCGGGTAGGTGTCGAGGCGGGTTGCATGCTCGCGATGGGCGGCGAGTTGGAGTGTGTTCACAGAAGCCTCCCTTCAGCCGCGCGCTCCGAAATCATCACGAAACACTGGCCGCCCTTCATGATCGGCCCGCGCAGAATGTGCAGTTCGTCGATCTGCTCGTCGTCATCAAACACGCCCGCATGCTCCAGCGCATCGCAGAGCGCCTTGAGCCGGTTATCGAGGTCCGAGCCGCGGCGATCGCGCATGCACAGCCGCACAGCCATGAAAAGCCGTGCGGTGCCGAACTTCATCACCGAGCGTTCCGCGACGATCTCGGCCACCTGAAGGCGGAAATCCTTGCCCTGCTGCGTGATGTACATCCCACGCGGCGACTTGCGCCAGTACGTGTTGACCGAGGGCGGAAGTGGCAGGACGATGAATTGCGAGATGCCATCACGCACTGCCGATGCCTCTGCGGCGCTTGCAGACATCGTCATCCGATCAACTCCCAATGAGCGGGTAGCTCGACAGACGGCGTCACCGGGTAATCCATCGGGTTTCGTGCCGTCACCCAGAACCCGGCCGCATTCTTGTCCATGCCCTTCGCGCGCATTTCCTCGACTGAGCGGCAGCGACGATCCTTGCCGAAGTCGCCATGCCGGTGTTTGTCGAATGCCGCCGATGAATTGAAGTATTCGCCGCATCCGCAGCATTGGTTGCGGTCTCCACGAAGTGGCAATGCCATTTGCTGGTCTCCTATAAATTCTGGAACGGCCTCGGATACGCCGGTTAATACCGACGTAGCCAGCGACTCCCGCGCGCGGGTAGTGGAAGGGTTCATCGCTGAGTCTCCGTGTAGTGCGGTTCGGCATGCGTCGGCCCGATGACTCCGGCGCCGCGAATGGTCTGCTGTGCGCCGATCTCGCGCACGATGTCGATCACCTGCTGCTCAAGCTCGCGACTGGCCTCTCCGGCGCGCCGCAGCGAAACGATGCGATCGACCAGCGGTTTCTGCCGATGCAACTCGGCCGTGATCGCGTCGTTGAGCGTCGGATTGACGTTGTGATGGCAGGGGCAGTACCACTTTCCCGATACGCCGTAGACGCCGAGCATGGGGCATCCGTATGCAGCACAGAAATCCGATGTCGGCTCAGTCACGGGCCTCTCCCGACTTGTTGATCGACGTGGTGAGCTGGCGCAGGCGCGCGAGATTTTCCTGGGCGACGCTGCCGCTGTACGCGTTGTCCGGTGCAGCAAGCGCGGGGACGAACACCTTGGCATGCTCAAGCTGCAACCGCCCGGCGCGCAGCGCTTCGGTCACCACAACCTCGCGTTGCGCAGCGTCATGACCGAGCGAAGCAATCCATTGCACCGGTCGACCGTCGGTGCGTGCTCGCTCGACCAGGCGCTCGTATGCGGCTTTGAACGCCATGCGCGCACCGGTCTCGTCGTCGTCAAGCACCGATGACGCGATCGAGAAAGCCTCGGCGCATTCCTGCGTCCAGACGACCGTATCGCGCTCGTCGCGGCCGCGCAGAGCAATCGCCCAGGCTTCGTTGGCATCCGGCCGATCGTCCGATGCCTTGGGGAGATGCTTCAGGATCGCAGCGGGCGTCGGCGCGAATTCGCTTACGTCGAGGTGTTTCGAGAACGCTTGCGCAACCGCTTCGAGCGGAAACGGTTCGAGCTTCGCCCACCAGACGTTGAGAATTTCGGGTTCCGGGACCGGCTGCCGCAGCGTGCGAAATGTGCGCGAGAGCACGGCGAGGAATTCGGGTTTGTTCGCGGGCGTCATGCTCAGTTCTCCATGTCGATGACGTTCGGGTCTTCGGTCGCGCCAGCAAGCCACGCGGCAGAGTTGGCGTCGCTAATCGCGCGCCGGTGTTCGTCGGGGTTTAGCCGAGCGGGCCCGGCTGGCCGCGACAGCGATGCGAGCACGCGATCGACATAGGCGGGCAGGAACGCGATTGCGCCTTGAGCTTCGGTCTGCGCCTTTTCGACCGCGGCGTCCATCTGCGCAACGCTCACACCGGCTTTCACCCATGCCGTGAAGAGCGGCCACGCTTTTTTCCGGTCGTGCAGGCTTGTCGGGTCGAGTTCGACGCCGTGCTTCTCGCGGAAATAGCGCTGCCATTCGCCCGCGTCCTTCGGGGTTGAGTCATCACTCGCGCCGCGCGGGGTTATGCCACCAGCGATGACAGTACCGGGGGGGTCCGGTTTTAAGTCTTGGCTTGTGGAGTCTGGAGTCTGGCTAATGGCTAATGGAGTCTGGCTAAGGTTTTTTTCGCTTTCCGAAACCGAACCCACAGAAAACCCATTGGGTTTCTCTTCGGTTTTATCTGGGTTTGGTTTTGCTTTTGGCCGTCCGCCCTTTTTACCGTTGCTCCGGTTTGCTTCGGCTTGCACGCTGGCTAGTTCGATCTCACGTTCGCAACGGTCCTGAACCCAAGCGTCGTCGATCAGATTGAAGAATTCGCCAAGCACCACTTTCAGCGCGGCGCATTCGTCCTTGCTGCGCGCGCCGACAAGCCGTGCAGCCTGTGAATCAGGAATACCAGACTCGCGCGTGTAGTAGACATCGAGCAGCCGCGTATAGACGCCATGCTCAAGCAGCGACAGGTGCGCTGTGTCCTTGAGGTAGTCGCCGATGTGGCGCTTGTAGAAGTTCACTCGCTCCTCCACGCGCCGACGAACGCCAGCACGATCACCGCGAGCATGCCGAGAGAGAGAAGGTCGGCGGCGTTCATGCGGCGCTCCTGATCATCCCGAAGCGCTCCATGCGGTCGGCGAGCTTCTGCATGGCCTTCTGCGCCTCGATGAACTCGCGCTGAAGCCGTGCCTTCTCATCCTCGGGCTCGACCGGCGCCGGATCGCTATAGCCGCAGTCGCGCGCAAAGTAATTCATCCCGGCATGAAAGCCGCGCTCGCGTGCGATCTTGAGAACGAAGAGCACCTGATCCGGACCGAGCTTTTCATCGCGCGACTCATTCAGGCATGCCAGAAGAAGGCGGTGCGCAGCCTCCGGCGTCTTGTCCGGCCATATCTTGCAGGCCACCACCTTCGCCCCGCCACATGCCTTCACACAGGCGTCCAGCGCGTCATTCAGCGATTCATAGAACAGAGCTGATTGGTCCATTTGTTCGGGTCCCACATTTTTTGGAGGCGTTTGTAATGACGCACTGCGGCGAAAAAAAGACCATCCGTCTTACGGGATGGCCGAACGGTTCTTAGGCAGTGGCCGGCGATTCGATCAGCTCAGGCCAGATCAGATGCCAGTCGGTCGGGTGCAGATCCTTGCGCGTGACTTCGCCGCCGGTGGTCTGTTCGATAAGTACCGCCTTCTGTGCGGCAACCGGCGTGCGACCAGCGATCCATTGATGGACCATGCCCTGTGAAACGCCCAGCTTCTCGGCGAACTGTTGCTGGCTCAATTCACGGGCTGCGAGGTAGTCGGAAAGTTTCATGGCGCCGTCAAGGTGGGTTTCGTCTACGCATAATAGGACGGCTATTACGCGCTGTCAATAGGAACGGTGGTTGCGGTGGAAAATAGCAAACCTATAGTTGTCGCCATGAAAAAATCCAAGATGACGCAATGGCAGGTTGAC